CACCAAGTCAGTTCGGGATATGCAGAGACTTCGAGATGAAGCTTGGAACGTAGGCAACTACTCAGCCGCTATAAAGGCAGAAGAGCTTCGCCTGAAGGTCACGGGGCTTATGGTCAATAGAAGCCACGTCACGCACGAAAATTTGGACGCTATGAGCCGAGAAGACATAGCCCTTAAACTGCAAGAGTTTATGGATCGTGCTAAAACACGCATGGTGGATGTCACGCCCAGCGAAAATTCAGAAAATACCATAAATCACGAAACAATCCCTATAACGAATTGTAATCCAGAGTAGAGAATTGTTCGGGAAAACAATCGGGGGTGGCCCGGACGACCCCCTGGAGGCCCCTAATTGTTCGGGTTATCGGGACATAACCTTCGGGATTTCCGAAACTATGCGGGTTTTTGCCTGGGATCGGGACTCCAGCAGCGGGTATAACCCGATGAATTGTTCGGGTTAGCTGCACCGGACCAAACGTTATTTTTAAGCAGCGGGCCATCCGAACATTTGTTCGGGATCGGGGCTGCATCGGGACTATTACCCAGGCGCTGACCAGGGAGGCTGCCTACTGCTGTGTTATTATTACCTGTAGTATTTTAAACCGGGGCAGCAGTCGGAACATTTGTTCGGGATATCAACCGGATTCAGCCTGGCTGCCGGAGTTTTACCTGGGCGGGACCAGGACTGCAGCTTGAATCGGGCCTCGGATCGGAACAATTGTTTGGTTATTGCCCAGCTGCCTGGCCGACTGCTGTGTTTTCTACACCTGTAGTTTTTTTACCCAGGCGGTTGCTGCGGGAACCGGGCCGAATCGGGAACAATTGTTCGGGTTTAGCGCTGCAGTCCCCCGGTTACCCAGGCAGCTAGATTACCTACAGCGGTATTTTGTGTACCTGTGGTTACTGCAGCGCCAGCTCCCGGTTAGAACCCGAACAATTGTTCGTGTTCTTGCAGCCAGCAGCCAGGTGCAGCTCGAAGTTACCCAGGTTAATTTTTTTTTGGTTGATGTGTTTTTTTATGTTGACAGTTATAAATGTATGGGATAGGGTGGGAACACCACAAGAAAAGGAATCATTACAATGACAAAGAAAGAACAAATTAGAAGAGATTTAGAGGCTACTATTATTACTGACGACAACAGCCCAACAAGAAGATTTTTCAGATGTTGGCTTGATGGGTCGTATCTAGGTGAACAACATTACAAACGCAATAAATCCTATATTAAAGAGAACCTAAGCAACAAAGGTCGCTTACGTTCGTTCGTAATTGCTGAGTTCGCCAAGTACATTGCACATGATGGCGACTGTTCCCCAAGCTATGCGCGTTGTATTGTTTTGGAAAAGATTGGCAGAGATAATATTGAAGCCCTCAACGATAAACTTATTGAAGATGCGCGGGAGTTGGTAGCATGAGCTTTTTAGAAACTAAATATCTTTACATGGCTTACGGTATGAATACAAATAAGAGGGCGATGGAGGCACGTTGCCCCCTAGCCAAACCAATGGGCGGATTTTATTTGCCCAATTACCGCCTCGTATTTAGAGGCGTGGCTGACATTGTGCCAGAAGATGGAGGAGTTGTTCCCGTTGTTCTCTGGTCTATCACGGGCAAGTGCTTGCAAGCTTTGGACAGATTAGAGGGATATCCTCACCTGTACACACGACGCAAGATTAATCACGGCTGGCTTACGTACATGATGCAAGATAAGACACAAATTTCTAAGCCTAATCATAACTACTATAGAATGATTGAAGAAGGATATAAAGATTTCGGCCTTGATGATGGGGCATTATCTCAGGCATCGGACGACGCTGGCGGGGACTTCTATCGCTCCCGCCACTTCAGAGATGTTCGGGTTGACTCACGCTATGGGAAACCCAGTAAGTTTAAATCAGACTGGATCGCAGACGCTATGCAATCGGGCAAGATGAGCCGAGAACAAGCAGAGTATAGCTGGAACCAGCAAGAATATCGGGATTCGTAACAATCGGAATCGGGATCGGATCGGGGTCGGGCTTTAATCAGTCCGACCCTTTTTATATATACACATATATACATACATATACACACATACACACACGTTCATTATAATTAAAAAAAACCGATTTTTTGAGTTTAATCAAAACCCGAACAATTGTTCTTATTTCATTAAATCCCACAAAGTACTTGCAATTCCCATAAATGCTGATATTAAGGTTGTACCACAAACAAACAAAGGAAAGAAACAATGTTTACATTTGGAATAGAAATAGAAACAAGCGGTCAAAGCATAACCGAAATTAAAAATGCATTAAGACACAATGAAATTAATGGTTGCATCGTTAAACCCGATGGAACACCAAGCGTCGATTGTGAAATCGTATTGCCACCATTACCAGTTTGTGACTTCTCATTTGATTACATTAAAAAAGTTTGTCGCGTATTGCAAAACATTGGTTGTAGAATAAACAGACAATGTGGTTTACACGTTCACATCTCAAACGCTCAAACGCTACGAAACAACCCAACAGATCTAGCAAGTAGAAGTATCCAATACACTGAAAGAACTGGTCGCTTCATTGGTGGTTCTGAATTCTTTGGTGATCCAATGGACGCGGTAGCGGTCAAAGACATCATGACTAGATATGCTAACGCTCAACCAATAATCAATTCAATGTTTCCTAGTTCACGAACAAGCAATCGTTACTGTAACGTAATGAGAACAAACAGACTAGACACCGCTAGAACCATTGAGCAATTACGCGACGCGACAACAGGCAAGTTTTCAGTGATCAATCTCAATCATTGGAGAAATGGTACAATTGAATTCAGACAAGCAAGCGGTACAATTGAAGCGGACAAAATCATTAATTGGGTTTTGTTCCTAATTAACCTTGTTCACCACACTATTGAAAATAGAATTGAGAATGGTCAAAGTTCTGAGACAATTTCAACACCCGATCAATTGTTTAGATCCGGTTCTAGGATTGGTTTGATTTACTCAATGTGCCGTTCAACTGGTGGCTGTGATGTCCACGACCTAATGAACGCGACTGGAACAACAGCAATCAATATCCGCGCCAGAATATCTGAGATTAGAGCGCGACTATCAGACGGCGCGGTAGTTACTCACACCATGCAAGCGAATGGTAATTCATACGGCGACGGTCAAGACTTGGCACGCTATGAAATACTAAGCGAGTACCAGACGCAATCCACAGGTGCCAGATTAATGCCAGATAATAGACTAGGCTTAGGAAGTGTTTGGGCAAACCTACCAGATGACATTTTTGAATGGTGGCAAAACAGAATAACCGAGCTTTCCAGATCATAATCTGGAAGGCCGAAAACACACCAGAAAAGATCGCTTAACAGCGGTCTTTTTTTTATTCGCCGTACAGCCTGGATTAAGCTGGTTGTGTATATCCATACATTAATCCCACGTTATCCCACTCAGTGACCCGCACAATTGTTCTGGTAAGGTACCCTAGGCTTCTATGTCGATCGGTCGGATCGGGGCGGAGCCTTTCGGGTATACCCCTTATTTTTGGTCGATCGGTCAGATCGCCCTTACACTCAGTTCCCCACCAACATTTACCACAAAAAAATGCAGAGTTAGCAGCAAGTACCTTGACACCACAAAAAAATTTTTTAAAAAAAATACATTGACCTATCCCATATAAGTCCATACGGTACCAAACATATTAAAAAGGAGAGAGCCATGAAGTGGGAAATTGATAACGTTACTAAGCATTTAGACCTTGAGGATCATTATTTCATTAGCTTTGACAGGTTAACTGAAGATGATTGGTTTAGTCATTTAGCTGAAAAAGAGTGGGTTAATATGAAGGATCTTTTTTCTGCGTTTGTTGCGGCTTATGATGCTGCGGGACTTCCTTTAACTGAAAATTTTTTTAAAAATTACCAAAAGTCTTTGTTTGCAAGAGCGGAAACTGATTATCACTCTGTTGTATCAAAATTATGGAATTTAAAATTTCGTGACAATGCTATGTTTAGAAGTATTAGTGATTTTAAATCTCCTTATGAATATGCTGAAGATTTAATTTCAGGTGTAGAGACTAAAGTTGCCTAGATACCGTGTTAATTATGGCAATTCTTTTGAGTTCGAGGCTCAAGGTCCAGAGGAGGTTGTTCCTGTGATGCAATCGCGTCATAGGATATCTGGCATTGGTGATGAGCGTGCTTTTATGCGTAGATCTGCTATTGAGATGTGCGAATGGAACGGCAAAAATTATTATTATTGCACAAGAACCACTTATGCGAATAGTATGATTAAAAATGGTTTACTAGAATGTGTTGATTAAATTTTAATATTTTGTTAAGAATGTTTTAAATATTTTACATAACGGAGATTTTGCATGGCATTACCCCCAATGGGTCCGATGAGTCCCCCTTCACCAACACTTGGCGGTCCTCAACCAAACATGGGTCCTCCGCCTATGCCTCCGATGCCACAGATGGGTGGGGGAATGGCACCTCCGATGGCACCTCCTCCAATGGGTCCTCAGATGGTTCCCCCACCAATAAATCCTGTAAATACTACTGCTGGCAACGGGCAATCTTTTGGCGGTGATGCTGGTGGTCGCAAGACTTTCAGCCAGTATTTACAATCTATGAACACATCTTTTCCTCCAACACCTACGATGCCAGATCCTATGGCTGGTGGTATTGGTGGCGGTGCGCCTTCGATGCCTCCGTTAGCGATGATGGGTGGCGGAGCTGTTCCGCGCAGTACGATGATTGGCAGAGAGCCGCATAGGTTAGCGTATATTAATCCTGGTGAAGAGATGATGCTTCGTGCATCTGGCGGTACTGGCGAACCTGGTCCTATGGGCGTACCTGCTTTCCGTGGTGGCGGTTTTAGTGGTGGCGGCGGTGGCGGCTTTGGTGGTTTTGAAGGTCCAGGCGGTTATGGTGGTTATGATGGTGGTTTTGGTGAAGCTGGTAGAGGCGGTAAAGATTCAGACGCTCCTGGCAGGGGTCCGGGTGATTTTGGTGGTGGTATGAGTGAAGGCCCTGGCGGTGTTGATATTGGCTTACTAAATGCTTTAGCAGATCAAAAGGCAGTAGAAGAAGCGGCAGCAATTGAAAAATCTAATCAGATTATGTCACCTTTAGGTGGCGCTGATGCGATAGCGAAACAGAATTTAGTTGATTCCTTTATGGATACGAAAGACGGTCGTGATCTAGCGACGTTTAATGATAGTTTTGCAGATATTCCAAGTTTAGATGTGACTCCTGCTGATCCTAACTTTTTTGATATAGTGGGAGATACGGGTATATCTTCAAGATTAGGTTCACCAATAGATCCTGTTGTGGGTTTAGGTACTACGGTAGATCCTAATTTAAATTATTCTCTTCCTGTTGCTTCATCTGTGCCTGTTTCTAATATTGCGACAGATGATGTTGATGTTGATGTTAATACTTTAGATGAGGCTTTTAAAAGTCAATACAGCAATCCCAATCTTTCAGTGAGTATTCCTAGCACAAACCTCAATATGCCTGACGTTTCTTCATTACTTGGCGGCGTTGTGAGGCCCGATATGATGCCTCCTGGTTATCAGCCTACGCCTGATGTAACCACTGCTGATCCTACTTTTGATCAATTTGTTTCAAATAAAGCAGCTGTGGGTAGACCTATAGATCGCATAGATCCAACATTAGGCCAACCTGGTAGTATAAATCTTAACGCTCAAATGCCAACTGGTATTCAAGATCCTTCAGGTCTTTCTTCTTTTAACAATATGACTGGTATTGATGATTCTAGTTTTTCTACGCCTATTGGTGTTGAAACTGGTATTCAAGACCCTTCAGGGGTTCAAGATCCTAGTTTTATTGCTGGTATGAATCAAGCAGACGCTAATATAGCTGCTCCAATCCTAGGCGGTGCTAGTGGCACGCCACCTAATGTAAATGAGATAGCAAACATACAAGCTGCTGATGTATATGGCTTACCTAACATTGGACTTGATACATCGTTTTCTGCGGCACAATTTGCAGATAATTTAAATCCACAGGGTCTTACATTCACTCCTACAACACTTGGTTTAGATGAGGCAGCAAGAGGTCAAGCTTTAGCTGACAGAGTTTCTTTAGAAAACAGAGAATCTGTACTGAGTGATATAAACACCCCAGTGCAGGGTACGACTCTGAGTGATGATGTAATTGCATCTAATCAAGCTGCATTAGATAATCTTGATTTAAGTACAAAAGGCTTAGGTCCAGATCCCTTTGATGATGAGTCCCGAAAAGATTTATCTTATGAACAGATTTCTAAACTTGTAGATGAAAAGTTGTCTCTTCAAAAAGAAATAGAAAATGCTCCATTTAATCCTTTAAGCTTACTTCCAGGCGCTAGTTTACTAGGAACTTCAGCTAGCAGAAGACAAAAAGCTGTTAACCAAGTTTTAAGCAATGATGGCGGTTCTGGCATACTTAACACTGGTATAGGTGGTGCTACAGGTGTTCTTGGCACTGGTGCTGTTAATTTTAATCCTGTTTATGATAAAGACGGTAATTTTGTAGGTTCCCAAGGTGTTAGTAAATCTGGTGAAACTGTAAGTTACATGGGTGATATGCAAGGTGATAAAGGTTATTTTGATAGTGATGGAAATAATGTTAAAATGTCAGAATCAATTGAGGGTTATCAGGACGCAATAGACGGTGGTGATCCTGAAGGACTTGATGAGCCATATAACCCTTGTCAGCCTGGCTTTGAATTAGATCCAAATACAAATACTTGTGTTCCTATTGATGTTGTTGGCGGAGGTGGCGGTTCTTCTGGGCCGATTGATTTAAACCCAATTATTAGACCTACAACACCAGTTGTAACGCCAGATCCAGTACCACCCACACCAGTTGTAAGTCCTGTTTTAAGAATGCCAAAACAATTTAATATGGGCGGTGCGACTTCAGGTTCTAACTTAGATGGTGCAATTGGTAGGTTACTAAGCTCGATGTCATGAATGAAATTAGCAAGTTTACAGATTTTTTAACGGATGAGGAACTTGCTACAGTAGCTCCTATGCTAGAGCGTTTAACAACGTTGGACGATAGAGCTGAAAAACAAAAAGATTTCATGGCTTTTGTAAATCATGTGTGGCCTCAGTTTATTGAGGGGCGTCATCACAAGGTTTATGCTGAGAAACTCCAAGCTGTGGCAGATGGTAAGATAAAAAGGCTTATTATTAATATGCCGCCACGTCATACTAAGAGCGAATTTGCCTCTTATTTGTTTCCAACGTGGCTTATGGGCCGAGATCCTACTAAAAAAATCATTCAAGCGACTCACACGGCTGAATTAGCTGTTGGTTTTGGTCGAAAAGTAAAGAATTTAATTGATAGCGATGACTTTAGGGACATTTTTCCTGATGTTAAGCTTGCATCAGACGCAAAAGCCTCTGGTCGCTGGAGTACCAACGGCGGTGGGGAGTATTACGCGGTTGGTGTGGGGGGTGCGTTAGCTGGCCGTGGTGCTGATTTGGCTATTATTGATGATCCTGTGTCTGAGCAAGACGCTTTAAGCACTACTGCACTGGATAATATCTACGAGTGGTACACTTCTGGCCCAAGGCAGCGTTTACAGCCAGGCGGTTCGATCATTATTGTGATGACAAGGTGGTCTATTAGAGACTTAACGGCAAAAGTTTTAAAAAGACAGAGCGAAAAGGGCGCTGATCAGTGGGATATAGTGGAATTCCCTGCAATTATGCCTTCTGGCACCTCTTTATGGCCTGAATACTGGGATTTAGAGGAGTTAGAGAGCGTAAAAGCGTCTATTCCTGTTGCTAAATGGAATGCTCAGTATATGCAGAACCCTACTGCTGAAGAGGGTGCAATTATTAAAAGAGAATGGTGGCAGCAGTGGAATAAGGACGATCCACCCCCCTGTAGCTACATTATTCAAAGTTACGATACGGCGTTTAGTAAGAGTGACAGAGCTGATTACTCTGCTGTTACAACTTGGGGTATTTTTACTGAAGATAAAACAAATGAAGACCATATTATGCTTTTAGATGCTGTTAAGGGGCGTTGGGAGTTCCCTCAACTCAAGCAAGAAGCAAATGATCTTTACAAGTTGTACGAGCCTGATATGGTTTTGATAGAGCAGAAGGGGTCTGGTATGCCGTTGACGCAAGAGTTGCGCCGGATTGGTATTCCTGTAACGCCTTTTACTCCGAGCCGTGGTGCAGACAAGTTTACAAGGATGCACTCTTGCGCTCCTGTGTTTGAAAGTGGAATGGTTTGGTGTCCTGATACAGTTTTTGCTGATGAAGTTATGGAAGAATGTGCTTCTTTTCCCAATGGTGAACATGATGACTTGGCAGATTCGATGACACAGGCTATACTAAGATTTAGACAAGGTGGTTTTATTACAACACCCACCGATTATGATGACGACGATGAATATACTTATAGCAAACGTAAAGAGTATTATTAAAGGAGAATTGGCAAGATGATGGGACGTAAAAATCAAGGTGTTAATGAAAGCCAAATGATTTTAAAACTTCTGCAAGAGATGGCAGAAGGAGAAGCTGTTGAGCGTGGTAATAGAGCAGCTGCAATGGAAGCCAAGGAATCTGGCAAAACATTGTCTAATCGTGACATGGACTTGATTAATATGGCTTTAGGTAAAGGCGTTACAAAATCTGTTAGGCCACAAGCTAGACCTCAAGGCATGATGTATGGTGGTGAGGCTAAGAAGAGAAAAGTTAAAAATTATAAAGGCGGCGGTTGTGTTATGGCTGGTC